CGGAATGTTCATTGACTTAAAGATCTTGATACCAGCGATCTCCACAATTCCATTACCCTTCTGACGGGATGTACCTTGTGCGTCTCTGTTAACTAGACCATTCTCACCTACTTGTTGGATGAGTTCGTAGTATTGACGTGCGTTTAATACAGCAACTCTACCATCAGTTGAAACTCCTTTTTCATCAAGAGCTGCAGCTGCATCATAGAATGCATTGATTAAATTATTAGCAACGTAAGCATCAGAGTCATTGGTTGTTGCACCAACACGAATCTGTGTACCACCTGGTTCTACAAAGTTAGTCTTAGTGATAGGTGATGCTTGTCTTGCTCCACGAGTGATAGCTCTGAATGCAAGTCTGTCATACTTCTCAGCTAATGCGTAACCGATCTTACGAGATATCTCAGACCTCAAATCGTAGTGAGCAAGTGTCTCATCTAATTCATACAAAAATGCTGAACTGATAAGTAGCTCGTCTACTGTAATGGTCTTCTCGGCTACTGGTGGTGCGCCGTCAGAGTTACCTAGTATGCTGTTTCCTGGTGTATGGAACTCAGCTTTTGTGCGACCTGTGTAAATGAACTGTAATGACTTACCGTTCTTTAAGGTACGCTTCATGATTAGATCCCTAGCTATTGCGTTGTGCTGGAATCCTTTGAACATCTCACCTGAGAACAATTTCAGGTAAAGCGCTCTTCTATCGCCTGTGCTTTGGGCGGCACCTGGCATAGTTACCGACGCTTGATGCGCGGTTGACTGTTGAGCCATTTATCTATATTTTAAAATGTTTGAAGGTATAAATCGTCTCTGTGCACAAATTAAATTAAAGGTTTTGTGGTCTTTCCCACCGTCTAGACGGCTAATGGGTATCTCCGTAGAGGCCAAAAGCCAAATGAAAGAGAGGTCCGACTCTGAGGTGCCTCTCTTCCTGTTTATAGAGTTGAAAGAACTTCTTCGATTGAGATGTCCTCATCAAAAGTATCTTTCTTTTCCTCTTTTGTTTCTGGTTCAGGGGTCAGTGATGTTACTGACGCTCTAGCCTTATCGCTTTGTTGTGACATTAGAACTTAAACTTAGCTCCTAGCTTTGTGCCATAGTTACGATCCTCATCACCATTAGTGATGGTAGATA